TACAGAAAGTACTATTGTAGGTGGAACTTTAAATAATATGACTGGAACTTACGGATTTATTGGTGGTGGTTTGCAAAATACAGTATCATCAACTCATTCTGTAGTTTCTGGCGGTCAAGGTAACACAGCATCAACAAACACACATGCAACTGTTGTAGGTGGGCAAAGTAATACAAGTAGTGGGCAGCATTCTGTTGCTGGTGGTAGTGGTTGTACTGCTAGTGGATCACAATCTGTTTCTTTGGGTCTTTCAACTATATCAAGTGGACAAGCTGCAATTAGTTTGGGTTATGGTAATAATGCCACAAATTTTGCATCTATTGCTTTATCTGATTCTTCTCTATCTTATTTAAAATCTCAAGTTTCAATTGCCTCTGGTACATTTAGTGGTTTTCCAGCTCAAAGAGGAGAATCTCAACAATCACTATTAACTGCATATAAATCAGCTACTCTCAATACAGGAGCAACTACAGTACTTTCGTTAGACGGAACAGGAGTAACTAATTTATTAATTCCTTCAGGTAATAACCGCGCATGGAACGTACAAGTAAACTGGGTAGCTGTTGTAACTGCAATCACAGGAACAGCAACCGGTATTTCTGTAGGAGACGTTGTAACATCTGTAGATCTATTAGGATTTAAAAGAGTAGGAGGTACTTCTAGTGCTTCAGCGCATACTTCAGCAGCAACTAAATTAATGGTAACAACACCAGCTGCTTATGCTGCTGTAGGAATTGCTTATACTGCAGGAGCATCTCAAGAAATGGCAATGACGTTTACAGGCCCTACTTTTGTAGGTGGTGGATCAGTAACTATGAGAGTAGTAGCTAAAGTAGAACTTTCTGAGGTAGCTTGGTAAACAAATTATAAAAAAAACATTATGGCAATAAAAATAAACGCAGCACTAACAACCGATGAAGGATTTGAGGTATCAAATGCCTTCGGTTACTTAAACATTTACATTTTAGCACCTAATTCAAATTGGGTTAATTTAAACTACTACAAATCTGAAGAAGATTTTGCAGCTGGTAAATCACCGCTAAATGTAAGTTCAATCCCTAGCCAAGTTCAAACTGAATTAACAAGTGAAGAATTCTGGGGAGCTACTACTACAATTATCCACGAAAAGTGTGTAACTGCAATTGAAGCAGTTACAGGTGTGGGTACAGTAGAAATTATCAACTAACAATTTTAAAGGGACAGCCAGTAATTTGGTTGTCCCTAATTTTGCATTAATATAGATTGATTATATTTGCATAATGGAAAATATTGAGGTGAGCAAGAACACTAAATTTACTCTGACATTAGAGTTCTTAGTAGTTATAATTTGTGGTTTGGGTTCGTTAATGGGTGTTTATTATAAACTCTCATCTGACATTGAGGAAGCGAAAGGTTTACCAAAGCCGGCAGTATCAGCAGAAGAATATCAGCTAAAGGATCAATTGCTACGAACGACTGTAGACAACATAGATCGTAAGGTTGAGAAGATCGACCTTCGTCTTGAAAAAATGGAAGAACGCTTAATGAGATGAAAGCATTTTTAGCAATATTATTATTAGCCGCTGTAGGCGTATGGTTTGCATTTGCAAAACCAGATCAAGGAGCTCCAGACATTAACAAGGGTAAGGTTGTAGTTCAATTAAATTACGACTGGAATAAACAAAATAGTTACCAATGGAAATTAGTTAATGGTATCAGCTATTACTTCTTGTCTTTGGATAAATTCCCAGAATTAAAGACCAAGATGAAAATTAAAACCGTTCCTACCATTATTGTCTTGAACAATGGACAAGAGGAAAAAAGAGTTGAAGGCGGATTAATGATGCGTATTGAAGCGCAACAAAATGAAATATTAAAATGAACAAGTTCTTTGTAGATATGTTCTCCTCAAGCGAAGGCGCCTCTCACAAGAGAGTCCTTGGAGCAATTGGGTTTATATCCTTAATTGCTTATATGTTTATACATAAAGACGAAAAGGCAATCGAGGCAGTAGAATACATATCTATCGCATACGGAATTGGTACAGTAGCAGAAAAGTTTAAACCAAATGCCAAAGAACAAAATAGTAGCGAAGAATAGTAGACCGGGTAGCAATAAAGCTACTGGCAGAGACTACTCATACGATAAAGATTATCAGGCATCTCCTTCGCGCGTAAAGTATCGTGAAGAGCTCAATAAAGAAGCAAAGCAGCGTGGCATATATGGCAAGAGAGCAGTGAAAGGTGTTGACCTCAGTCATAAGAAGGATGGCTCCGTTGTGATTGAGAAGACAAAAGCCAATAGAGCTCGCAACGGGAGCAACAATAAGTCAACAAAGAAGTAGTATCTTTGTTGTATGATCCTAAGGCCACCTAAAAACTTTAACGAGTACAGTGTCAGCGTTCCCATGTCAATTGACTGGATGCTGAAGACATTGCATAAGTTAGTAAACAATACGAGTGCGCCTACCTTAGATCAGGTAACAACTGCTGGCAATACAACGACAAATGCAATTGGTACTGGCACAATAACAAGTAATTCTGGTATATCTCAGTTTAAATTTAATACCGGAGCAGGTGGTGTAACCCCAACCATAGCAGTTGGAAATACAAATACAAGTGGTAAGTTTGCAGCGTTATTAGCAGGTACAGCTGGATCTGAATTTAACTTTGATAAAAGTGGATGGTTTGCAATTGCAGGAGATACAAAAGCCAATTATAATAGCAATGGGTTGGGATCTGGTTCAGAGACATATTATCTTAGGATTGAAGGATCAACTGGTAATGTAGGTATTGCAACAGAGACACCAACAGTAAAGTTAGATGTCAACGGAGACATTAATACCAGCTCAACCTACAAGATTGGTGGTGTTTCAGGTTACACTGGCACGTTTACCGTACCAACAAATCCTCCTGGTCAACAAAACTTACATATTACAGGTGGTATTATTACTAGTGTAGATTAATGAAAAATAACTATCTTTGAAAACAATATGAAAAAAATGATCGTTGAAAAAGGCACAATGGAGAAGTATCCATCTAAAAAGGCAATGATGAAGCACGAAAAGTCTGAAGGCAGTTCTATGCAAAAGAAAGAAATGAAAGCTGCAATCGTAAAGAAAGCAGTTGCTGGCAAAGACATTGGGAAGAAGGGTAAAAACTTTGCACCTATGGCTGAGAGCGTAGCTAAAAGCTATGAGAAAAAAGGTATGCCTGCTAAGAAGGCTATGGCAGTTGGTAAAGCTACCGCAGCGAAAATGATGTTTAAAAACGCAGCAAAAAAATAATTATGGCTATTACTATTAAAAACACCAAACCGGCAGCGCCTAAAAAGATGACATCTAAGGCAAAGCCAGGAACAACAAACAATCCTGTTGCAAAGAACTCTAAGAAGTGCTAAGGTCGATACTCCTCATATTATTACTTACATCATGCTCCGCTGAGTGGCACTTAAACCGTGCGCTTAAGAAGGATCCAACACTATTCAATAAAGAAAAAGTTATTGTGCATGATACAACGGTAATAACTGAGGAGTATTCCCACATCGATAGTTTTTACATCACGGACACAATGACATACGAGGACACAGTATTAAAGCTGAAGTTCATCGTTAAAGAAAAGAAAATATACTTTACTGCAACTGTCAAGCCTGACACAATAAGAGTTGTGACGCATGACAGGGTGCCATACAAAGTAATTGAATATCAAGATAGCAAGTATCTATATAAAAGTTTACCTTTTATACTGTTGGTTATCTTAGCAATCGTACTATATAAATTATTAAAATGAATAAAATTAAAGAAGACCAATTAGAGAAGTTAGTGAATTTAAATCGTGACTTACGATATTTAAAGGACTCAATTGCAGACGTAGAAATCCAAATCTCAAGAGCAAAAGCTCAAATGATTAGTGCGGATGTTGCAAAACAAGAATTTATTGAGAGAATTGAAGGTGTTGCAAAGGACCTACAATCATTTCAACATGACTTGTCGCAGGAATATGGCGACATAACAATAGACTTAAAAACAGGAGAATACAAAAATGGCTAAAATATCAAGTTATACAAAAGATACAGATTTAACAGGCGCAGAAATATTGCTAGGTTCAAATGCTGATTTATCTACAATAAATGTTCAGTTGTCTGTGCTAAAAGACTATGTGTACAAAAATACATTTAGTGTAGCGAATGCTGCTGCTAGAACTGCGTTAACTGTTAGCCCAGGCGCTTTGTGTTTTCAAGCAGACACAGAGAACCTGTATATCAAAAAGACATCCGGCTGGGTGCTTGTTATATGATAATTAGAAAGATAGCAGTTGGTACTGACTACAAGAACGCAATGAACTACGTTGTGGGGCAGTCAGTATTGGGTGGTAGCCATGTCGTGCATCAGATTGTATCTGACAAGGATGGCGCTCTTTTGATATACATCGAGAAAGATAGAGAGATATTATTGTGGAAGAAGTTCACAAATAATATGCCTGTATCAATTGAATTTAATATAGACTTTTTATAATGAGATCCCCGTTCTACTTTATTGTAGAACCGGTTGGTGGTAAATCTTACGACAATGTTAGGGAGAGTGGGCTAATTATTAGCACATCAAAAGAAGACCATAAGGCCACCAATAGGTTCGCTACAGTAATTAATATACCAATTGGCTATGATGGTCCAATTGAGGCAGGCGATACGCTTGTCGTTCACCATAATGTATTTAGAAGCTATTATGACATGAAGGGTAAGGAGCGCAAGTCAATGTCGCACCTTAAAGATAATTTATACATTGTAGATTTCGATCAGTTCTTCTTGTACAAAAATAATGATAGTGAATGGATGGCCCACTCGCCTTATTGCTTTGTGGAGCCAATTGAGAAGCAAAAGGATCTGTCTGTATTTGAGGTTGGCGTAGAGCAGCCATTAATTGGTAAGCTTGCGTATGTTAGTGACAAGATTGATATCCCTGCTGGCACATTGGTATCGTATCAGCCTGACACAGAGTACAGGTTTGATATTGACGGAAAAAAACTGTACAGAATGTTTGAGAGAAATATTTGCATCGTATTATGACAACTGAAGAATATAAATTAAAAATAATCAAGGCAGGCGAGATGGCTATCAAAGAACTTATTAAGGTTGCTGAAGAGCAAATCTTGACAGGTGATGAGGGTGATGTATCTGCTGACAAATTAAAAAATGCAGCAGCAACCAAGAAGTTGGCTATCTTTGATGCGTTCGAGATCCTATCAAGGATAGAAGAAGAGCGTAACATGATCACGGGCAACGTTCACATCCAAGAGAAAAAAGGTGGCTTTGCTGAGAGAAGGGGCAAATAATGCTATACACAATTGAGAAAGAAATTATTAGTGCGAAGGTTATCGAGAAAGGTAACCTTACAAATAGCTGGAAGTATGGCCATAATGATAAATATGATGTTGTCATTATATCAAAAGATGGAACCATCGGTGAGATATATAACATTAATGGTGTTAACATAGCCTTGCCGGCTAAGCCTGAAGAGGTTGAGAATAGAAGTAATCACTGGGAAGTTGTTGAGTATCCTAGAGAATTACAAAAGATTAAGACAATCTTTGATTGGGACAGAACTGATAATAAGTTCAAAGCTAAATGGGATGACTACATAGATCAAGAGTTCAATCGTAGAGATAATGGCTTCTGGTTTATTAATAATAGCATCCCGACATATATCACTGGCACACACTATATGTACTTGCAGTGGAGTAAGATAGACGTTGGTCTACCTGATTTCCGTGAGAGTAACAGGATATTCTTTATATTCTGGGAGGCTTGCAAGGCTGACGATAGGTGCTTTGGTATGTGCTATCTAAAGAATAGACGTTCAGGTTTCTCATTTATGAGCAGCTCTGAGATGGTCAACCAAGCGACAATCACAAAGGATGCAAGGTTTGGCATCTTATCAAAGACGGGAGATGATGCAAAGAAAATGTTCACAGACAAGGTCGTGAATATATCGTTGAGCTATCCATTCTTTTTTAAGCCAATACAAGATGGTATGGACAAGCCAAAGACTGAGCTTGCGTATCGTGTGCCGGCATCTAAGTTCACAAGAAAGAGCATTGCCAAGGCTGAGGAGGATCACTTAGAGGGTCTTAATACCACAATTGACTGGAAGAACACAGGTGACAACAGTTATGACGGAGAGAAGTTGCGGATGCTCATCCAGGATGAAAGCGGTAAATGGCTTGCACCTAATAACATACAGAATAACTGGCGTGTAACCAAGACGTGTTTGCGTCTGGGTAGTAGGATCATTGGTAAGTGTATGATGGGTTCTACGTCGAATGCGCTTGACAAGGGTGGTTCTAACTTTAAAAAATTATACGAGGACTCTGATCCAAGGAAGAAGAATGAGAACGGGCAAACCAAGAGTGGCTTGTATTCATTGTTTATTCCAATGGAGTGGAACTTTGAAGGGTATCTTGACGAGTATGGTCACCCAGTATTTAATACTCCATCTAAGCCTATCAAAGGTATTGATGGCAG